AGTCATCAGATGGTATGTCAGCCAGGGCAGAAAGTATCTCTATCTCCCTGGTGAACACCTCTTGTATAGAATACAGCTCTCTAATCTCTTTGAACTGTAATACATCTATCTCACTCCACGACTTCGGTAGGTACATCCTTAGGCATTTGTTTAGCTAACTTCTGACCTACCTCAACTAAGTAAGGAACAGCAATCTCTGCCTTGAGCTCTCTGATTATCTTTGCTTTGAGCTTAATGTGTGCATCTGTATAGTGCTCAACCTTTGTCAAGTCAGTACGTTTAAACAGGATGGCCAGCATCTCTGAGATGTATCCCTTATGTCTTGAGTGCATAACCTTGTCAATGTGCTTTGTATCCCTAACAGATAGCTTGAATGTATCCTCAAAGGCGGTGTAAGTGTAGTTCATGTGCTCAAAGGACGGTTGTAGCTCTGGCTTACCACTAAGATTGTTGAACTGCTTAACACATTCCTTGAACTCCTCAATAGATACATCATCCCAGTCTGCCTCTGGCACTCCTAACAGAGTGAACACGTCAATGTGTTTCTCAATAGAATCCAGCTCTTGATTTGCATGGATTGTTGTGATGTCCTCAAACTGTTGAACCGTCAACTCATTCAATTGGTTGGGTACTTCTTTACCTAAAATTGTTACCATAAATATAATTTTTAACAAATATAATACTTTTTACAATATAGGCATGGACAGACCAGTATACAAGATCACTATTGATGAGGCTTACTCAGACGGAGAGGACTTAGGTATGGAGATGATTGCCTTCACCAATAAGCCTGCTATTAAGGTTAAAGGTATGGCATTCAATTCTCATGTTGCTCCTATGACATTCAGTGACTCAGTCAAGATGCGTATTGTTGCACCTGCCATGATACCTATGAACATCTATAGACAAGATGAGGATGGTGAAGAGTATGATGTTCAATTTACTGCTGAGGTGATTGAGCAGATACACGCCAAGTTCATGCTTAATCTTAGCAACAAGAACATCTTTAACCTTGAGCATGATCAAGATGAGAAAGTGCCTGCATACATCCTTGAGGCTTGGATAGTAGACAGTCCAGAGACTGACAAAGCATTCACAACATACGGCATTGAGGTACCTAAAGGCACTCTGATGTTGACAAGCCAAGTAACTGACAGAGAATACTATGATGCACTGGTTGAGTCTGGTCAAGTAGGTTACTCTATTGAGGGATTCTTAGGCATGAAATTATCGGAACAATTAAAATTAAATACAATGAAGTTACCAGATGGAGAACACATGATTGAGGATAAGATCTACGTTGTTAAAGACGGAGAAATTATCGAGATCAAAGAAATGCCTACAGAGATGGAAGCAGAAATGGCTGCCGACCCAGTAGCAGAAGAGGAAGCTGAAGTAGCAGCAGAGAACCCAGAAGCAGAGGCTGAGGATGCTGAGGCTGATGCACCAGTACAAGAGGAGATGGCTATTGACCCTGCGGTTGATACAGAAGCTATCCTTGCTATCGTAGCACCAATGCTTGAGGAGCACATGAATGCAGTGATTAGAATGATTGCTGACTTAAAGAACCAACTTGAGGAGAGTCTTGCTGTTGAGACAGAAACAGAAACAGAGAGTGTGGAGTTGACTTCACATGAGAAATTTAAAGAATTTGTAAAATTTTCAAAAACCAAATAACATGAACCGTAATCTAAAATTCAATTTAGATATTGAAACAAACGCACTTTTAGCTGCGAACCCTGAGGAGTTTTATTCAAAGGCTTATTTATCAAGCCCTGACATTCCTAACAACTTCCGTACTTTACCAGGTGTAAAGTCAAAAACTAAATTGGCCAATGTAGTATTTGGTCAAGTGTTGCAAGCATACAACTGTGCTTTCTCACCAAGTACTGACCAATTAGATGCTATTGACATTGATGTATGTTCATTGTCTGCAATGGCTGAGCTTTGTCAGTTTGATTTAGAGCAATCATTTTTAGCTTTGCAAATGACAAAAGGATCTAATGGTGACTTCACTGTTGCATCTTTCATGGCATACTACTGGAACGAGATGGCTTTGACTATTGGTCAAGACATTGAGGTGTTGAGATGGCAAGGTAATGATGCATCTCTTGATCCATTATTGTCTTTGTGTACTGGATACTTATTCAAGATGTTCTATGATACAGATGTTATAGGTTTATATGATGGAGCTATCACTACATCTAATGTATTGACTCAATTAGAGGCTATGCTTAACGCTGCTCCTGCATCTATAGTAAGACGTAAAGCTGACTTAAGATTTTATGTTTCAACAAACGTAGCTAACGCATATGAGTTGAAAGCAGCATCTGGTAACACTCAGACATTCGTTACTTTACCATTAGGATTAACTTTCTTAGGTATCAATGTAGTGACTTGTGAAGGTATGCCAGATAACACTATGGTGTTGACATTGAAAAACAATCTTATATACAGTTTTGATGCTGAAGGAGACTCTAAAGCATTGAAAGCTATCAACTTAACTGACACAGTTGCTGAGCCTGTATTGAGAACTCGTGCCAACATGAAGGTAGGTTTCCATTATACCAACCCTACTGAGATTGTTTTGTATAACGCATTCTACATCTAAATATAAAGGGAGGTAGTAAGTGCCTCCCTATTTTTAACCTTTAAAAAAATATACCTATGAGCTGTGAAGCACTAATAGCCATTGAAAAAAGCTGTGATAACAATAGCGGTGGCATCAAAAAAATTTATATCAATCTACAGGATAATGTAGACATGGATACATTAGCAGTGGTTGACCCTGTAGGTACACCTGCTGAGCAGTATGCTATTGGCACACTTGACTTAGTAGTTGCTGCTGATCCATTTACTGAGTTTGAGTTCAGACGTAATACATCTGGATACACAGAGGAGAGCAATATTGACTTAATCAATGGCTCAAGTTTTGTGACTCAGACTATCAACCTAATGTTCCACAGAAGAGAGGCAGCTAAGTCTAATGCAATCAAGGTACTTGGTTCTGGACAGCAGTACTTATCTGCAATAGTAGAGGATCAGAACGGCATCCTTTGGTTCTTCCCATACTTGCAGTTGACTGCATCTGGTGAAGGCTCAGGTACAGCTCGTGCAGATGGCTCTAAGTACAGTGTAACATTACTTGCTGAGAATGACCAGTTGGCCTATACAATGACTACTGGTGTGTTGACTGGTTTACTATCTTAACCCTATCATATCTATAAACAGCCTCACTACTTAGTGGGGCTTTTTTTTAACAATTATTTTTTAGTAGTACAATATAGGTATGATATATCTTGAGAAAGACACAGTCAACTTGTTTGTTCTGACCTTAACAGAGGTTACAACCATCCCAGACCCTTACTATTTATTTGAGTTTGAGGACGAGTTCAACACTGCACCCGACCCTATATACTGGGAAGGCACAGATACTTCTGTATATCCCTCAAGATTCAACCTATTCACACTTGATGAGCCCACAGATATTGACTTCGTAAAGGGTCAGTATAGATACAAGGTGTATCAGAGCTCAGAACCCACAAACGACCCTACTGGCTTGACCATGATAGAAGAGGGTAGGATGGTAGTGGCAGGTGTAACACTTAACTCAATATATGACTAATGGCATGGTATAGTAGATTCGTAGGCAGTAAGCCTAAAGCAACAGAAGTAGTGGAAGGATATCAATCTTTCAGCACTCCATTTGGTAACGTAGGCAACGCCAACTTATCACTGCCTTATGTCAATGGTAGATATCAGATAGCTGGCTATATACCATTTGGCCAAGATAATATGTTCCCTGAGCTACTTAATCAGTTATACTATACCTCACCTTTACATGGTGCAATAGTGGACTTCAAGACCAATGCAACAGTCGGAGGAGGATATACTCTTGAGACTGCTAAGATGTCCAATGAGGATAAGTTGAAGCTGTACACCTTTGAAAAAAAGATGAAGCTCAACAAGACCAGCAAGGCTATAGCTCAACAGTTGATAGTACACCATAGAGTATACTTTAAACTATGCTATAATAAGAAAGGTGAGCTGTATAAGATAGAGAATGTATCACCTGAGAAGGTGAGAGTGGCCAGAGATAAGATAACATACTTCATGTGTGATGACTGGTCAGCTCGTATTGACATAGTACCTATCAAGAAAGCACATCCTGCCAACACTGACCTTGAGCAGTTATATGTTTATGAGATAATGACCTTGGGTCAAGAGTGGTATTCACTACCTCAGTACACATCTGCTTTGAACTTTGCATTTCTATCTGGTGAGCTAAGCTACTTTGCTAAGAGTAACATCCAAAACTCAGTGTTTCCTTCCTTTGCTATGATGTTTCCTAAGAGACCACAGTCAGAAGAGGAGAAGCACATGATTAAGCAAACCATTGATAGGTTGAAAGGTGCAGCTAATGCAGGTAAAGCTGTTGCATTCTTTGCTAACAGTCAAGATGCATTACCAAAGATAGAGCCATTGCCTACCAATAGCAATGATAAGCTCTTCCATGAGGCCTCTGCACTCAATACTGAGCAGATATGTTTCTCACACACTATAGATCCTATCTTGATGGGAGTACGTACCACAGGATCACTTGGCGGTGGGGCTGATATCAAGCAGGCTTATGTTGTATTTGAGAAGAATGTAGTGATGCCATTGAGAGACCAGGTTGAGGAGATAGTGAATGAGCTATTGGCACTCGCTAAGATACCAGGTGTGTACATGATTAACAACTTCCAGATAATAAATGAGACTATTGTTGAGATAGAAGGAGATGCATCTAAGACAGCTGATGCCATCAACTCATTGAGTCCATTAGTAGCTACCAAAGTATTGAATGCAATGACTCCGAATGAGGTCAGATCACTTGCATCCCTACCTCCTATAGAAGGTGGTGATATAATACCAACAGAAACACCTGCACTATGATATACTTTATAACAGAGACATACCTCAAGACCAACACTCCTATCACAGCCAATGTGGATGTAACAGATGTTACTCCATACATAGCGACTCAGGCTCAGCTTAGAGTGATGCCTATCTTAGGAACAACATACTACAACTATCTACTGGCTGCATACAACGGTCAGACGTTGACAAATGATGAGGAAGCACTTGTTGCCTTCATACAGCCAGTGATTGCATGGAGATCAGCAGAGGATGCTGTCTTTGGCTTGACATACCAACTTAAGAACAAAGGATTGCAGACTCAATTCGGAGACTTCTCTGCATCTGTTAGCCGTAGTGAGGTTGCATTTGGTATGGAGCACTATGCACAAAAGGCTTCGTTCTTTGAGCAACGGTTGATTAGGTACTTGATAGCTAATAAGGACTTATATCCTGGCTTCACTTCACCTACCAACAGAGATACTGACCTTAGACCTATGATTGACAGATGTGATTGTGATTGTGTAGGCCAATGCCATAGTGGATGCCCATGTGGTGGGATGAGAGAGAACGGATACAACAACTCAATACTGATATTGTAATGGACTTTAATGAAATAGCCTTCACGATTATAACAATACTGATCTCTGGTGTAGCATACTTCCTTAAGGGAGTGCACGCAGATATCAAAGCATTAGCAGAAGAGCAGAAGAGAATTATTGAGACTCAAGGAAGGCTCAAAGGTAAGATTGAACTGGTTGACAATGAGTCCAGGTTCAAGTATGATGCCATTGAGAAAATGACTCAGCTGGAGATCAAGCACCTGGCAGAGCAAATCAGTGAGCTAACTCAGTCAGTAAAGAAATTAATAGAAGTACAATTAACAAGATGAGTATAATGAAAAGATGGTCGGCTCCCACTCCTAAGTTCTGGAAGAGAGTGCAGAGAATAGCAATCACAGTAGGTGCTGTAGCAGGTGTTATCATTGCTGCACCTATCACATTGCCAGCGGCATTAGTAACTGTTGCAACATACGCTATCACAGCGGGTACTGTAGCGGCAACCTTATCACAATTAACAATAGAAAGCAATGAGCAACGTTAAGAGCTACACTGATAAGCAACTCTTAGATAGAGTCAAGTCACTGCCTACCTATAAAAGCATACCATCTGATATGTGGCTGTTGTTTGTTAGGTCAAATGAGGACGGAAACAACATCTTTGATGACAAAGTATATATATTCAAGGGCTCAGCCTTCCAATATGTGACATCTTGCACCACAAACAAAGGCAACAAAGGTACTGCTGTAATGGAAGCAGACCAATGGAACTATGACTCGTATGCATACGGCAAGCACAGAGGCAAAATGGAGGCTCTTAGACAGATTAAAGGCGTTCCGTATAGGCGTGATTATACCACTGATGGTAAAACCAACCCTACAACGGCTGTAATGACTGATTTGATATTCCTTAATATCCATGGAGCGACATATAACAAAGGCTCACAACAAGTGGCAACACAAATCGGAGGCTGGTCAGAGGGATGTTTAGTCCTTAACAACAACCCAGAGTATGAACGCATGGTAAAAATGGCAAAGGATCAACCCAGAGTATCAATAGTTTTATTAAATGAGTTCTAATATGGCAAAGAAAGTAGGCAGACCTAAGAAAGTTGATCTAATCATAGAGACCAACAAGGCAGAGATTGAGTATCACAAAGATGGCACTAATCATGACCTTAAGTATGACGGCAAAAAGGTAGATGTGCACATCACAAAGGATGAGACTGGCACTAAAGTAGAGGTAGTATCTGAGAATAAGTTTCTCAAAGCTCTTGCAACCTTAGCATCCAAGTTTATTGTGAAGAGGTTTAAGAAATAGTACCTTTGTGTTAACATATATATAAAACGTGTTAACGAAAAATAGATTTGATTAACAGTACCTGCATACTTACCATTAGAACAGTTAGCAGGTCATTCTAATACACCTCCTATGCCTATCAATGATGCACACTTAGGAGGTTTTTCTATGTCTAAAGTACGTCTAAAGTATGTCTAATGAAATAAACAATTAGATGTTAATAACTTTTATTGTTAATTATTTGCACGAATGAAAAAAGTTATCTACATTTGTAAGGTAATCAATACGGAAAAATATGAAAAAGTTTATTAAAGAATGTACCACCTGCTACGGCACTGGTAAAATGGGTAGCAATAACTCATGGGATAACCATCCATCAAGAGATGAGTCATGGCCTTGTGACTATTGTGAGGATGGTCAAGTACATGATCAAGAAGCATTAGATAACGCCATTGAGGATGCAGAGAATATGATTGAGGGTATGATCACCCGTATCAGATTGACATCAGACAACATCATGTTATGTGCTAAATTAGACTGCACTAACCTTGTTGCAAGATACAAAAAAATACTGCATACACAAGCTCGTGCACTTGCAAGACTTGAGATGTACAAAGCTAACCTTCAAAACTTATAATCATGACAGAGAATCAGAAAGCAATACGTGACACCCTTATAATGGGTGCATTATTTATGGTAGTTACTATAGTACTAACTATCATAGGAGTTATAGGATGACTAATTTAGCAATAATCACAGGGTGGGATAAGTTCAATGGAGAACTATATCACCGATATTTGAGAGCAATAAACAATGTGGACAGTACACTATCGAGTATACACTCAAGGAGCCTGGAGGAGAACCAGCAAGATAATAAAAGCAGACTCACAGCATCAAGCAAGGTTGAGAGCCGATGTGTGGGAGGGATTAATAATCAAAATAAGTAAGATATGAGCACAAAAGACAAAGCAACTGACATCTATACCAGGTCAATTAGGCTGCATGGATTATATGAAGGCAAGCAGCACGCCATTGACTCAGCTGTGGCAATTCAAACATTGGCCACATATGATCAACAGAAGTACTGGCAGGAAGTAATAACACTAATACAAAGCAAATGACAAGAACAATGACAACCTTAGTACTGGCTTATAAAGCTATGTATTATACAACAAGATACTCATGAATCAACTTAAGATGTACAGGTGCATCAAACTCATGGAGCTCCTGCAAAATACTTCAAGACATATCTGCACCATTGCAAGGTACTTGGGAGTGAGTGATAGGACAGTGTACAGATACTTTGACTTGTTTAAGCAGTTAGGGTATACACTTGAGAGGGATAGTAATAATAAATATAAATTAACGAAATGAAAGAGTACAAAATATGGCTTGAGGATACAGTCGAAGAGGAAGGCGGCTTTTGGTGGTACTGCTGGCTGGATGCAGATGGCTTCCTTCATGACCACACCTATCCAGATGAGCATCCAGATACATTACAACAATACTTGGCTTGGGGATATAAAGTGGAGGAGGTGACCAATGAGTGAAGAGGCAAAAATGGCACTACTAATGTTTAGTGTAGGGATAATAGTATTAATGATAGGAATGATATACAATGACAACAGAAATAATTAACTACATCAAGGAGCATAACCTTGACTCACCCAGACGGCACAGAGAATTTTCCTACAAAAGGTCGTATCTGGCTTATCTACTGCACAAGCAAGGCATGACATCACAACAGATAGCTGATGTGTTCAATAGAACTCATGCTACCATCCTGCATGCTATCTCCTTACATAAGCACTTCATGACTCACAATGATAACATCTACCTCTATCACATTAAGCCTGAGATAGACTACTTCCAGCCTATGGTGGAGATCAAGAGGGACATCTTTAATGAGATACTCAATGCATACAACACGACAGATTTAACAAGAATAAAAGAAAGAATATTAAATAATGAATATTTATTAGTACCTTAGCAACGCTTTTACCTGATTGATTATCCGAAAAGACCCCCTCCTTGATTGGCTGGGGGTTTTTTTGTGGTGTAAACTTGAGTTGACAGTAGTTTACAGTGGTTTACACAGCTAAAATATTACATATCAGTTACTTACAGTCAAAGTGTACACAGTGTACAAGTTTACAGTAGGAAATAAATTATTTTTTTACCTCATCAAAAATGTACTTTTTTAAAAAAATCAGGAGTTTACACTAAAAAAGCTCTGTATCCCTTGTAAATACTAAGATTTTACTGTCAACTCCGTACACACTCGAGTGTCAACTTTTACAAATTAGTTGACAGTAAGTTGACAGTTGATAATAATAAACTTTATTTTTTAAAAATTATGTTTGGTATTAGAATAATGATTATATTTGTACTTGTTCCGTCTCACGCAATAGAACTAAAGAAGTTATTAAAACTCTGTAATGAACGTGAAGTGAGACGCACAGGATTTACAGGGTTTTTTTTATACTTAATTTTTTAGAAATGAAAAAAGAAATTTGGAAGGATGTAATTGGTTATGAAGGATTATATGAAGTATCTAATTTAGGTAGGGTAAAAAGTTTGAAATATAATAGAAAAAAAATTTTAAACCCTGCAATAGATAGCAGAGGATATTTACACGTTAATATTAGCAAAAACAATATATGTAAAACAACTAAAGTTCATAAATTAGTAGCAATATGTTTTTTAAATCATATACCAAGTGGGATGAAATTAGTAGTTGATCATATAAATAATAATCAGTTAGATAATAGAGTAGATAATTTACAAATCATAACTCAAAAAGAAAATTCTTTAAAATCACATTGTAAATATTCATCTAAATATGTTGGTGTTTGTTGGGATAAACGAGAATATAAATGGAAATCACAGATTCGTATAAATGGAAAACTTAATTTTTTAGGTCGTTTTGTAAATGAACAAGAAGCGAGTCAAGCATATCAGAATAGATTAGCAACGCTATGAGTATGATAACAAAAGATTATTTAAAAAAACTTGCCTCCCAAGGCTATAGTATCATTCCTTGTGATGCTACTAAGAAACCTATTGAGAGCAAATGGACATCCAAACCATGCAAGACTCATGATGAGATTGACCAACTTACAGCACCATTGTATGGATGCCGTTCAGGTGTTAATGACATTGAGTGCATTGATATAGATCTTAAAGTATTCTCATCCCTTCCAGAGAAGTTAGCCTGGTGGAATGAGTACATTTCCTTTCTACGAGATAACATCTCTGAGTTCGATTATAAGTTTGTCATAGCTAAGACTATGAGAGATGGATATCACATCATCTACAAGTGTACAAAGGTGCAAGGCAATACCAAGATAGCCAAGCTACAAGGCATGAAAGAGGCTATCATTGAGACCAGGGGAGTAGGTGGTCAATTCATTCTATATGGCAACTTCCATGGAGATAATGAGTATCATGATATCAAGTATATCACAGAGGAAGAGAGGGAGATACTGTGGTCAATATCTAAGACATACAACTACATTGATGAGGTCAACCTTGACAAACCAACTAAGAAACAATACTCCACTAATGAGGATGAGGTCACTCCTTGGGATGACTACAACTCAAAAAATAACACTATTGACCTTATCAGTGATGAGTTTACTATTGTAAGGAACACTACTAAGAGCTATATTGTACGTAGACATGGAGCTGAATCACCTCACTCAGGTTATGTGTACAAGGATAGTGGATGTATGTATCTCTTTAGTACAGGCACACAGTATCCAGCTGAGAAGTTACTTAGTCCATTTGCTGTATACGCTCACAAGTATCACTTTGGAGACTTTAAACAAGCCGCCAATGACCTATATGATAAAGGATTTGGATCTCGTAGAGTACCACAGATAGAGCTGGATGACAAGCCAAAGGTAGATGTGAGTAAGTTAACCTTTCCTATTGACATCTATCCAGAGAATATACAGCACTTTATCTTAGAGTCTGCCCACACATTAGGCTTATCAATAGACTACATGGGCTGTGCCTTTATGTGGATGCTGTCAGTGATAGTAGGTAACTCATTAAAGGTAGAGGTCAAGAAAGGATGGCTTGAGACTGGCACCTTATGGATCTCATTGGTAGGTAAGGCAGGTATAGGTAAGACTCCAAGCATCAACCAGATAATAAGACCCCTTGAATCTGTAAACAACACCCACATCAAACGGTATATCAAGGAGTATGCTAAGTGGGTTGAGTATGAGAAGAAAGATAAGCAAGAGAAAGAGCATTCAGAAGAGGTAAGGAAGCCTAAAAAGACTCAATTTATAGTGAATGATATTACACTTGAGGCATTGGTTGACCTACATGAAGAGAATAAAAACTCAGTAGGGGTGTTCAAGGATGAGCTGGCAGGATGGTTTAAGGATATGAACAAGTATAGAGCAGGTTCCGACCTTGAGTTCTGGCTCTCCTGCTGGAGTGGTAAGGCTGTGAGCATGAACAGGAAGACTGCTAAGAGTTCATTTGTTGACAAGCCACATATACCAGTGCTTGGTGGTATACAGCCGACAATATTTGATGCCTTTAATACAGAAGAGAACAAAGAAAATGGATTTACAGATAGGATGTTGATATCATTTCCTGACTTGTTTGTGGAATCTTATAATGAGAATGAGATGGATGTATCAACATCAGTATGGTATGATGCCTATATAGTCAAGTTTTTTGAAGAGGTAAAAATGAAGTGGGTTAAGTATAACATGGAGGATGACATTGAGCCATTAGTGGTATCTATGACCAAGGCATCTAAGCAACAATGGACTCGAATCTTTAATCAGATAACTGAGATGCAAAACAGTGATGCTGAGAATGAGTATATGAAGTCAATGCTGCCTAAACAAAAGAGCTACATCCCAAGGTTCGCTATGTTAATCAATTCTTTGTGGGCATACGATCAACCAGGAGAGTATTTTTACGGCACTCTAATGGAGCCTTCTATGTTGAGAGCTGAGAAACTGTCCCACTATTTTATCAATATGAGTAAAAAAGTTAAGATAGAATCAGCTGAAAAAAGAGAGCTAAAAGATGTAATTAAAAACGATCCAGGTAAGAGTAAATTTGACAAGTTCAAGGTGATGTACCAGGCTAACAAAAAACTAAACAAGGTCAGTGTGGCTGATCTATTAGATGTATCAAGAGAATGTATTTATAAATGGGTTAAAAAAATAGACAATGAGTGAAAAAATGACAACGGCAAGATTAAAAACAATGAGTAAAAATGAAGTAATTGATTTTATCAGATTGGAAAAAGGAGATTTACATTTTGATTTTTCAGGTTATGAAGTAGAAAATGGAAACTGCACAATACACAATAAAAAAGTATTGGATGTATTTGCTAAATATGGTATATATAACTATACAGATTATTTATTTTTAGATTTTTACAAAGGACTTCCAACTTTATATTTAAGATACTTTCAGAAAGATGAAAATTTAGAGTTTAATTTTGGAGGATACACATCATCTGAAATAATTTATGAAGTATTTAATTTAACAATTCTTCCATTTGAAGGTGGTAGACGTAGACATTAAACTATGAACAAAACAAACGCACAACTACTCAAGGCACTGGAGCTGGATGACTTGAGACTTAAGTATCCATCACTGGATGAGAAGTACATGGCCTTCACTAAGTGGTCAGATAACTCAGCCAATGCACTAACTAAGTGTGTGATTGCTTACATCACTTACAAAGGAGGTCAAGCTGAGCGAATAAGCTCACAAGGTCAGTACAGGGAAGGAGCAAAGATACAAGTCGGCACAGGTGAGATTGCTTACCATAAACAGCTGCCTGGCAAGTGGACACCAGGTCAAAGTACGAAAGGCACTGCTGACATCTCATCTACTATCAGAGGGAGGTCAGTTAAGATAGAGATCAAGCAAAAAGACAAGCAGAGTGATGTACAGAAACAGTATCAAGCTGCTATAGAACGGGCAGGAGGTGTTTATATCATTGTGAGGACGTTTGATGAGTTTGTGGTGTGGTATGAACAATTTACAGAAGGGATATGAGTGCAAAAGATAAGGCAATAGAGTTAGTTGATACCTATAGGATAATGCTAATGAACAGTGATACTGAATGTGGTGAAGAGATACTATGTACTGTGATAGCTAAGTACTGTGCATCGATAGCTGTGGATGAGATATTCAACTCAGGACTTTTGGTCATGGTTGATGATGAGCAGTATTGGTATGATGTTAAACAAGAAATACAACTACTATGAGAATCAAACTAAAAATGCCAAAGTTCAACGTCAAGCTCAAGCATCTGAGAAAGAAGTACAAATGTGCTGTTAAGGGTATAAATAACGAAATAGATTAAATTATGACATTAGATTCACATGAAATTAGATTAGGTAACTCATATAAGATTGAGTTAGGTGATGGCACTTATAAGATAGGACTTATAAACTTAGAGGATATTGAGAGCTTATTAGATGATGAAATTGATGATTTTTATCAGGCTCTTGAGCTTGATGAGAATGTATTATTAAAATTAGGTTTCAAACAAGTTACTGATAGAGTATTTATGAAAGGTGATTTTGGTGTTGAGTTAGGATTTTTTAATTATTTTCTAATTAAAGTTGATGGTCATGTATTAAGAATAGGTAATAATCAATACGTTCATCAACTTGAAAATCTTTACTTCGCACTGACTGGAGAGGAACTAACATACAAATGTTAATAACTTTATTTGTCATATATGCAAAACTTTCTTAACTTTACTGAAAATAATCAATTTATGGAAAAGCAATTAATCAGCTCATCTGAGAAAATCAGACAGGCAAACGAAGAGGCAACACTGTCCTTCCACCAAAAGCTCCACAGAGCTAAGTTAGCAATCGGTAAGGTTACTAAGAATGCTACAAGTCATCATTCTAAGTATGCCAACTTAAATGCAATCATTGAGGCAGTTGAGCCAATCTTACTTGAGAACGGTTTACTACTGTTGCAACCTATACAAGGCAATAGTGTGTGCACTCAGATAATCGACATTGACTCAGGTGCAAAGGTTGAGTCATGCATGGAACTGCCAGCAGGTATGAACCCACAGCAGCAAGGTAGTGCCATCACTTACTACAGACGTTACACCCTTCAGTCAACTCTATCACTACAAGCAGTAGATGACGATGGTGAGGCAGCAAGCAAGCCAGCACCAACCAAGTCAACACCGACCAAGCCACCTATCTCTGATGAGCGACTTACAGATGCACTTGCTGCTATGGAGAAAGGCACTTACTCAATTAAGAAGTTGAGAGAGCAGTTCTCACTAACTAAAGAACAGGAGGCAAGACTATGAAGTGGAGAGCATCACAATTAGGCAACCTAATGACCAACTCAAGGAGTAAGTCAGAGATACTATCTGAGACTACTAAGTCAGAGATTAGAAAGATAGCTAAGCAAGACTTCTATGGATACACCACAGAGATCAAGACTAAGCCAATGATCAAGGGTACTGACTGGGAGCAGGAAGGTATTGACCTACTGAACTCAGTTAGGTTTGCTCTGTACACTAAGAACGAAGAGAGAGTATCTAATGAGTTCATGACTGGCTGCTGTGACATCATAACAGATGACAGTATCATTGACATCAAGTCATCCTGGTCATTAGAGACCTTCCCTGCTACACCATCAGAAGGTGATGCAAGTGGATACGAGTGGCAAGGTAGGGCATATATGTGGCTGTATAATAAGCCATCCTTTGAGTTAGTCTACACTATGTACACTACACCCGATGAGCTATTGACTGAGTGGGATAACCTATCCATCCATAGAGTTGACCACATAGATCCAGCTAAACGTATCACAGTGGTGAGATATGAGAGAGATGAGGCACTTGAGGAGCAAATTAAGGAACGGTTGATTCACTGCTCAGAATACTATTCACAATATATAAATCTTTTAAACAATAAGTAATGACACCAAAAGAAAAAGCACAACAGTTAGTAGATAGATTCTACAATCTACAGTCAAGTATTGCATGGACTACAAATGATGAGTTAAAACGTCAAGCCTCTATATTCAATGATGAGTTAGGAGAAGATGTTGAAATCTATTGGGATAAATTAGCTAAGCAAACAGCAGTGATTGCAGTGGATGAAATTTTGAACTCATTTGGTACATTAACTAATGGCAATGTATTTTATACAACTTTCAATGCCATTGAATATTATCAAGAAGTAAAACAAGAAATAATTAACCTTTTAAATCAGAATAAATGAGAATAAAATCAGAAAATGAAGAGCAACCATTAGTAGTAATTGAATTTATTAACCTTTAAATAACAAATAACAAATGGAAACAAGAACACAAATTGTCACTCAGTTAGTGGCTGCAATGATTAGCTCAGACATGACGTCTGATGTAAGTCTTATGATACATCATGCACTTGAAATAGCTGATGAGATTATAAATCAAACTACTCCAGAGAAAGCGTTCTCTGAGAGAGTAGTATAATACAACAACAATGTCAGAATTAACAATGAAAGGAGCTATCAAGCTCATCAACCCAATCAAAGTGATATCAGATAAATTCTCAGTGAGAGAGTTTGTGATCACTACAGCAGACAAGTACCCTCAAGAGGTAATCTTCCAGACAGTCAATGACAAGATGGATATTATAGCACCGTATGGTCAAGGTCAAGAGGTCACAGTATCATTCAACGTGAGAGGTAGAGAGTACAATGGTAAGTACTACAACACACTTGATGCATGGAAGGTGCAAGGTGAGGCAGCATCTCCAGTCAATGAACCAATGCCTATGCCAGATGACCTCCCGTTCTAAGACCGTTTATCTCCAGGTAGGTCAAACACTAACCGACTGGATGAGAAGTGAGCTTAAAGACAAGCTAAACAGCAGAAACAGGGCTGTACACATGGCAGAGGATATCGGTGTAGTCAACGCAACACTGCACCGCTTCCTTCAAGGTGGTGAGGCACGAGGTAAGTTCTATGATAAAGTGTTTAATTACTTGATGAAATGAACTATTTAGTACAAATAATGATCTACATTGAAGGGCAGTATTACACCCCTCAAGAGATACTTGATAATACAATACCATCAGATGAGCAAGATACATAAGGTAGGTGACAAAGTCCAATACAATAAGAAAGAGATAGTAGAGATTCTACAGATACAAGGTAAGTACTGTTTAATACTATTCTCAAGTGGCACTAAGATATGTACAACGCTAAGTACGTTTGACAACTGAGGCTCGGCAGCCAACAGGGGAGTATAACAGCTCCCCTTTGTTGTATTCAAATAATTACTATATTTACACCATGATAATCAATTACATCACTCCCTTAGTAGTCTCATGGTGGTTCACCCACTTCGAGCCTATCCAGGACTACATAGACACCATGATACTACCAGACTGGCTACACACTGCACTCGGTTGCTGGAAGTGTCTCTCATTCTGGTCAACCTTAGCCTACTCACAATCATTCACTGTGGCCTGTGCCACATCACTCACAGCAGTATGCTTGAACAAACTGATATACAACTCATAGAGACCATCCTCAACCTGCCAGAGGAGGAGACAATGACAAAGAGCTCGCTGGTGCAACTCAGAGCAGTCAAACAGAAGGCAACAGGTGTACGTGATAAAGAGTGCTTCTGCTCTGGAGTACGTAGGAAGGTATGGTATAAAGACTTCTTGACCTGGTATGAAGCTAATACTTGACCAATATATCAGCCGCAACTATGAAGAGGTGCTCAAATACACAAAGCACTTCCTCAAGCGACTCAATATACCAAGCTCAATAGATGCAGATGCAGTCATCAACAACGCATATCTACACTGTGTGAAAGTAAACATACCAGACATGACTCAAGACAAGGCTAAGAGCTACCTACTCAACACGATCAAGTATGAGTTGATATGGACTCAAGGCTCCAGGACTAAGAAAGATGACATCTACAGATCACAGGAGTACCTAACAGATTGCATTGATGACCCCACAGAGATAGAGCACAAGATAAGAATTGAGAATGACCACAACTTTAAGAAGGCAATGGTCGAGATATACAGGAACAACTTGGACGATAGGATAAAAAGGATTATATTTGAAGCATACTATGACAAAGGTCACTCAACTCAGACTGCACTGGCTCAGTACTTTGACATCAACAGTACATCGGCATACTTTCTGATACGAGAAATAAAACAAAATATAAAAGAGATACAATATAGGTATGAAGAGTGTTGACATCATAGGACTTATTACTTACATCCTCGCATGGGGTGTGGTGCTGGCACTGTTCAATGAGAACATGTACCTGCTGTATAAATTTGCAGGTGCAACATTAGCTGCTTATCTAATATTCATAATAATACAACAAAATGAACTACAAAATTAAAGACGAATTTATTGGTAAGACTATCAAGGTCTACAATAAGCACACAGGAACAAAGGCAGTATCTATTGCCAGCCTTGATATGAGCAAAGTAGAGTATTATATCACAACAGGACTTAAGCATATCTTTGAGGAGGTAGTCACTACGACTGCACCAGGTGAAGTATATGTATCTCCATCAGAACTCAAGGGCGCTGATAAACTTGAGGTTACTGTGATAGAGTACAAGGCTGTAGACCCACCAATACCAGAGAACGCTCCTAAGCCTAAGAAGAAACGCAAACCAAAGGCTGATGCCAAAGCATAAACACATAGAGACTCCAGAGGCAATGTGGGAGCTATTCGAGAAGTACAAAGAATGGACTAAGAACAACCCACGTTATCAATACTCACTTTCTAATAAGACAGGTGAGGCAACTGCTGTACCACTTGAGAGACCAATGACTCAAGTAGGTTTTAGATGCTTTGCTGCTGATATGAATAGTTCAGTGCAGGATTACTTCGCTAATACGGATGGGAGATATTCAGCGTATACGACAATCTGCACACGCATAGAGGAAGCAATCAGACAAGATCAGATAGAGGGAGGGATGACAGGGCAGTATAATGCCTCCATCACTCAGAGACTAAACAACCTAACTGAGCGAGTGGATACAACCACCCAAGGTCAGGCTATAAATGATATTAAGGTTACTATTATTAAATAGTGTATCTTTGACATAAATCTTACTATACTACTAATTAAGTGGTATAGCTCAACTATTGCACACTATGGAGATAAAGAGCACAGTAATCTTTGAACGCAACTACGAGGCACTGACAAGTCCAGACCATAGATTCATTATCAATGAGGGTGGCTCAAGGTCATCTAAGACATACAGCCTATGCCAGCTTATCATAGTCTACTGCCTACAGAATAGAGGCAAGGTAGTGAGCATCATAAGGAAGACCTTCCCTGCACTCAGAGCTACAGTGATGCGTGACTTCCTTGAGATCATGAAGGACTTGGATATCTACGAGGTGAGCAAGCACAATAAGTCTGAGCACATCTATACCTTTGACAATGGCTCTATTGTGGAGTTCTTCTCAGTAGATGATGAGCAAAAGATAAGAGGTAGGAAGAGAGACCTGGCATGGTGCAATGAGGCTAATGAGCTGTACTACGATGACTTCACTCAGCTGAACATGAGGACAGAGGGAAAGCTAATCTTTGACTACAACCCGTCTGAGAGCAACTCATGGCTGTATGAACTACCAGTTGAGGAGAGCATCCTTATTAAGTCAACCTACAAGGACAACCCGTTCCTGCCAGATAGCATCAAGAGACAGATAGAGGACTTGAAGAGAACAGATGAGGCACAGTATCAGATATACGCACTTGGAGAGAAAGCCATCAGCAAGAGCAACATCTACAGCAACTGGTCATTTGTCAAGCATAGGCCTGCTAAGTTCACATCCTTTGTCTATGGGCTTGACTTTGGATACAACCACCCTACTGCACTGATACGGGTGTACTGGAGAGATAAGGACATCTACATTGAGCCTGTGATCTATGAGAGCTACTTGACCACCACTGACCTCATCGCAAGGATGGATCAGTTAGGCATAGATAAGAGCATCAACATACTGGCTGACTACTCAAGACCTGAGACCATAGCAGAGATAGATAGAGCAGGCTACTACATTGAGAATGCCAACAAGGTAGTGAAGAAAGGGATAGACAACATCAAGACCTTTGGAGTGATCTGTGAGGAGCACCCTGCACTTAAGAAAGAGTATGAGAACTACAAGTGGAAGAAGATAGGTGACCAGATAACAGATGAGCCAGTCAAGCTGTGGGATGATGCCATGGATGCCATCCGATATGCAGCTACATACATCAAGCAGGAGTACTACACTGATGACTCATACCTTGCCTTCTAACAGGATTCGCTTCAAGATACAATATAGGTATGGCAACAACAATCATAGCACAGCCTCAAGACTTCACACCTGCATACAATGAGTGCAAGTTCATAGTGAAGTCAACCAATGTGAACAAGGCAGGATTCAGATACATCTTTGAGGTGTTTGAGGCAGGAACGGCAACAAGGATAGGATACTACAAAGCACTGCCAGCTTATGGCAATGGCAATGGTGAGCAGGACTTATCTAAGCTACTTAGTAACATGGTGAGCTTTGACTTCAACCCGTACATCAGTACCTTTTATAATGCTGTGAACTCATACTATAACTACGATATTAAGTTTGGTGAAGAGTATATCTTTGACCTAAGCTACACAGCCTCATTGGTTGACAATGCAGGTAACGTTCGCATCACAGCAACGCATCCCTTCCAGGTAGGTGATCAAGTGAACATCACACAAGCTGACTTAGGTGTGGCCAATCCAGGAGTGGAAGGACTGCATACAGTGATTGCCATCACAGGCACAACTAACTTCACCATCAACGCATTGTGGGCTGATGTAACTGATGCAACTATCAACGGCTCAGTTGAGTATGCTGATAAGAGAAAGACCATCAACCTTAACATAGTGAGCACACTTGATAAGTATGTGTTCAACGGTGTGCAGCCATGGATTGATATGCCGTACTGGGATGAGACTAACTATGAGCTTGACAACGTACTTGGCCAATGGCTCACTGACCAGCCTACAACATTCAGCTGCACACTTGGTCAGGACTTATGGCTCAACCTTAAGGACCCAGGCATAGCACCTACCAATAAGAGGGTGTACTTTGAGAATGACAACGGTGATCTGTTCTACAAGGCTGTGAGTGGAGCTGACTACATTAAAGGTGTGGCAGTTGGTGTGAACAACTATGGCTCATTGACTGTGGTGAGTGGCACTGCTCCATTGGTCAAGCCTACAACCAAAGCATACCAAATATGGTACAGTGACGGGATATTCAACCCTGTGAAGTCATTAGCATACACCATCAACATAGATAGAAGGATACTAATCTCTGAGAGTCACATCCTATTCCTTGACCGTATGGGTTCATGGAGCAGCTTTGCCTTCCAGCTCAAGAGCTATGAGAAGCTAAACATAAAGAGAGAGACCTACAACAAGGATGTACCTGGCAGCGTGGTTGACTCACAATGGCAGTATAAAAGTTATGAACAAGGGACTGTTAATTTCAACACCCAAGTGAGTAAGACTATTGACCTCAACACCAACTGGATGAGTGAGAGTGCAGGAGTGTACTTCCAGCAGTTGGTTACATCACCACAGACTTACATTAAGAATGTAGTGTATCACATCACAGAGGAGGGAGAACCACTTTATGATGAGGATGGCTGCATCATACACGTACCTGAGAGCACTGAGTACATCAGCTGCAACGTTGTGAACAACACCTTTGACATACAGAGAGAAAGGAACAAGCATCTGATTAGACAACAGCTACAAGTTAGGTTATCAAACAACGACATAATCAATGGTTAAGATAGTACTATCAACAGGGGTGCTGGATGTTGCTGAGACTCTGTCACTGCCTATCACATTCAACATAGGAGATATCAGAGACCTATCCTCTCGCAAGGGTACATTCTCAAAGACTGTCACATTGGATGGCACTAAGAACAACAATGAGCTGTTAGGCCATTACTACGATGTGAACATCCAAGCAGGCACATTCAACATCAACACCTTGACTAAGTGCCAAGTGATACAGAACGGTGTGCCAATCTTAGATGAGGCATTGCTCCAGTTGGTGAGCGTGAACAAGGTGCAGAGCAACAACAGCTATGAGGATGAGGTAACCTACAGCGTATTGATTAAGGATAGCAGAGCGGAGTTCTTTACAGCCATCACTAATGCCTATCTCACTGACTTAGACTTTAGTGACCTCAACCATGCCTTTGACTCTGCTGCTATAGCTGGCACATTCAACAACACTGTGGCAGATGGATACAAGTATCTGATGCCATACAATGATACCAACGTGTTCCAGGCTAATGACTTCAAGCCTGCTATCTATGCCAAGACATATTGGGATAGGATATTCGCTGTGGCTGGCTTCACATACACATGGAGTGAGATAGCGGCTGCACACTTTGATAAGTTGCTGATACCATACAACGGTGATGTGAACAACCAGGACTATGATGACTACAGAGTTGAGGCAACCAACACATGGACTACTACTAATGTGCAGGCGGTTGGTCAAAACATAACGTTTCAAGAGGCTATTGACTCAGGATGGAGTGAGCTGATAGATACACAGGGTATCTTTGATCCTACTACAGGAGAGTACACTACACCGATAAGCACTAACACTAATGCAGGTGAGCACTATGTGTACAGCTTGACAATAGGTGGTACAATAGATTTGAACAATACGAGTGGTGGTACGGCTGCACTTGTAAACAGTGAGGACTTTACTACTGGATTCACCTACAACAGATATAGAGTCTTTGCAAGGGTACGTGTTGCAGGTAGTGGTAACGCTGTAGTATATGGGTCTTTTGGATGGATAGCTGCTGTACCTGGTAATTTCTTAGCGACAGGTATTACTAATGTGTTGACATTCTCAGATACCTTTAACATACCTGTAGCCTACAATGGTACGGGCGTTGCTAATGGTATTGACTTAGGAGATATACAAATACTTGATATAGGTGTTGAGGTTAAGACATTTCCAAGTATTGTAGGCAATCAACAGCCATATTCAATCAATGCTTTTTGGCGTAACTCAACCCCTCCATATGCTACACCAGCAGCAGTCAACGTAGTCCTTGACCTGAACTTTATCAACATGGTGATATTGCCAAGCAACAACATACAGATCACTGGAGGCACGTTGACAATGAACCAATATGTCCCTGTTGAGATTAAGCAGTCAGACTTCGTGAAGGGCATACTACAGATGTACAACCTTTATGTTGAGCAGGATATTGACAACCCCTACAACCTTGTGTTGAGACATAGGGATGAGTACTATGACTCAGGAGCTGAGAAGGACTGGAGTGAGAAACTTGCTAAGGATAGAGGGCAGGACTTAATGTTCCTTCCTGACTTGACTAAGAAGAGGCTCAAGCTAACCTATGAGGCTGATGAGGATACGGCTAATAAATTATACACACAAGCGACTGGTGAGATATACGGTCAGATAGAATACACTTTTGATAATGAATATGTTAAGGATGTTGAGACTCAGGCTTTACTGTTCTCACCTACTCCAGTTTACTCTACGAGTTTTGGTGCATACCTTCCAGCCATAAACGGTGCAGCACCCAACACAAACATCCGCATCTTGTATGATGGCGGTGAGCAGATATGCCAGCCGTTTGACATAGTTGACTTTGGCACAACAGGTCAATATGGCTTGACTGACTACCCTATGATTGGTCACTTCAACAATGCGTTAACACCTACCTTTGATATTAACTTTGGCACGAATGACTTTTACTTCTATGAGACAACATCACTGACAGCAAACAACCTGTACAACTTATACTGGAGGCGTACAGTCAACCAGATAAACGTAGGTAAGATGTTGACAGCTATGTTTGACCTTAATGAGGTGGACATACAGTCACTCAAGCTCAATGATAAGATATACATTGACAACTCATGGTGGAACATTAACAAGATTGCTGATTATAACGCTAACAACAACCAGCTCACTAAGGTAGAGTTGATAAGCATAGATACTGAGATTGACCTTGCACCGTTTCTTACTGGTGCAGGTAATCCTATTGGTGATACTATCACTGCTATAGGTATAGATTCTATCTTAAGGACAAGGTCAATGACCAGCAATGTGATCATGCCTGGTGCAGATGCTATGGTGTTTGGTAAGGGTAACACTGTGACTGCTGGCACAAGGGGTGTTGTGATTGGTGACGGTCAGACCTTGAGTGAGGATGGTATGGTGGTGAGCAACTTGACTGTGACTGGTACTATCAATGGTGATGTGGTGGTGAACAGTGCTAAGTACATTGCAACTATAAGCCAAGGGGGAACATCCGACCCAACTGTCACTGTACTTGAGAATAGTATAGGTGACATTGTGTGGACAAGGGCAGCAGCAGGTAGATATCAAGGTACATTGACAGGTGCATTTTCAGACCAAGATAGAACATATCTAATTATAAGCAATACAGCTATAGACACGTATCTTAGAATATTCTGGGTGAGTGCTAATGTGGTGGAGGTAAGGACTTTAGACTTTACAAATACTTTACAAGACGGGAGACTTAGTTATAACACAATAGAAATAAGAACATACTAACATGAATGAAGTAGAAATACCTTTAAAGATAACGGGCATAGGTGCTATCAAGGCTGAGCTTAGAGACCTCAAAGGACAGATAGCTGATGCCACAGACCCTGAGTCACTAAGACAGCTATCAATGCGAGCTGGTGAGCTCAAAGATCAACTCAAGGATGCTAATGAGGCAGTGAATGTCTTTGCATCTGGCAGTAAGTTTGAGCAGGTCAGCAACTCAATAGGTGGTATCAAGGACTCATTGATGAGCTTGGACTTTGAAGAGGCTAATCAGAAGGCTCAAGTCTTTGCCGGTGCACTTGGTAAGCTCAACCCTGCTGACTTAGCAAAAGGAATGAAGGGATTGATGGGTACTTTATCTACTGTAGGTGGTGCATTTGTTAAGTTAGGAGCTACTATCCTTGCCAACCCTATATTCTTACTTGTGGCGGTCATCACAGTGATAGTCGTTGCTATTGGATTTTTCCTTAAAAAGATAGGTGTACTTGATGCAGTGTTCAAGGCTATCATGGCACCAATCAATGCGGTGATACAAGGCTTCAAGGACTTGACCGATTGGATGGGATTGACTGACAATGCAGCAGAAGAGAATGCAGAGGCGGTGAAGGAGGCAAGTGAGAAAAATAGAGAAACTTTAAAGGCTGAAAGTAAAGCAAGACAGGATTTGTTCAACCTTACAAAGGACTTAAGTGATGAGGAGATTGCAGCTATTGAGGAAAAATTAGGTATTCAAATTGATGCCAACACTAATATCTATGACCTTAAGCAGGAACAGATAGAGGGAGATATGGCTATCAATCAAGCTGAGATTGACTCACTTAACCTTAAGAAAGAACTGACAGAGGAGGATAAGAAGAGGTTAGCTGATCTAAACAAGACTCAAGCTGATTTGGCTAATCAAGCAGTTCAAAATGAAATCAACAAAATACTTGCTATTAAGAATCTCAACCTAAGCCTTGATAAGCAGATTGAGATGTTGCAAGCTAAACAAATCAAAGGTGAGTCTGAGCGTGCTAAGGCAATGCTTGACATTCAACAAAAGGAGGCTTTGGCCAAGGCTGAGCAACAACTCAAGGAAGCTAAACAACTTGGTAATCCAGAGGCTGTAACTAAGGCATTAACATTGATACAGTTAATTAAGACTGACTTCAAACGGCAGGAGCTTGAGATAACTAACAAAGGTAATGCTGCTGTAGCTAAGTCAAACACATCTGCTATTACTAAAAGCACTCAAGAGACTAAGACTGCTGAGGCAAGAAAGTTAGAAAAAATGCGTAAGGATGGTGAAAATGCAATACTATTATTACAAACAAACAGAGCATCAGAGGAAGAGATAGAGGCGGAAAGACTTAAGCAACTTGATGCTGAGTTAGCTTATGTCAAAGCTAATAAAGCTGCTTTATACAAGGCAGCGGTTGATCAACAGAATGCCATCCTAAAATTAGAGAAATCAATAGGTGATATTAAGGATAAGGAGAAAGCTCAGCAGGAGAAAGAGGATAACGCCAATGCTCTTTCAAGACTTGAGCGTGCTGTATTGAATGCAAAGGAGGAAGGTAATGCTGTACTGTTAGCTCAAAAAGATTTATTAACTGAGCAGAGCAGACAAAAGATGCTATCCTTAGAGGTAGGGTCTGAGGCGGCTTTACTCCTTGCAGATGAAACTGCCAAAGGACTGGATGCTATTGACAAGCAGATTGTCATTAGTGATAATGAGAAGACCCTTAAGATACTTGCAGCGGCACAATTAGTACAAGAGACTAAGCTATCTAATGCGGCCTTTGAACTTGAGAGGTTTAAGGGTACATCAGACCAACAGATTGCACAACAGGAAGCCTTTCTCACAACTACATTAGCTACATTAGATACTCAAAGAATAGCTGAGCTGGCAGCACTTAACCTATCAGAGGAAGAGAAGGCAGCTATCAAGCAGAAGTATGATCAAGCTGAGATAGTTGCAACAGAGGCTAAGACAGCCAAGATAGAAGAGATTGAGAAGGCTGCAAATGATAAGTTAATAGCATCAATTAATGAAGGCTTTGAGACTGCAAAAGAGGCAGGTGCAGCTATCAGTTCATTGCAACAAATCAACACAGATAGAAAGCTCAAGAACGTAGAGAAAGGTAGTAAGGAAGAGGAGAAGATACTTAAGCAACAATTTGCTCAACAGAAAGCAATGCAGTTAGCAATGGCCGCAATCAATGGTGCTCAAGCCATCCTTGCAATCTTGACTGTTCCTGACTTCACACTTGGCATTGCATCTGGTATAAGGATAGCGGCATCAGTAGCGGCAACAGCAGCAAGTATCTCAGCTATTGCAAGTACATCCTTTGAAGGAGGCGGTCAAGCACCTGGTGACCCAGGCCTTCCAGATGTATCAGGTATAACAGCAACCAGTATGGCCACACCATCAGCCTCATTGTTTGGTAGTAACAACAACTTAAACAACGTAGGTGCACCACAGGACGGCCAAGGAGGGCAGAGTATCACAGTCAATGCTATAGTAAGTGAGACTCAAGTAACAGATGTACAGAATAGAATAAATAGAATACAAAGAAACGCAGAACTATGACAAGTTATCAAGCACTAATCAACCACATTGAGGCCTTCTATAACAACCATCTACAGGTTAAGAAGGTAGGCTCAGACTTCACAGAGCAATTACCTAACTTTGCTACCAAGGATGAGAGATATCCTTTGGTGTTCATAGCTCCAGTCTTTGCATCTCCGACCACAAACACCAACACGATCAGCTTAGAGATATACTGCTTTGACATTATCCAAAAGGA